ATGTAGCCAATCTTGCATGCGAGCACGGCTGCCTCGCCGCGAAGCCCATCGGCCCGAAGGAAAGCTTCCGGAAAGCCAGGCGCTACATGCGAGAAACACAGTGATTAACGAGCCCCTAACCGCAACCACCCCAGGCTTCCGGCCTAAACCAAGGCGGCGAAACTCGCCCATTGCGTGTGGCGGATTTCCCGCTACATTGGGGCCGGGCGATCCCGCCCAAGCCGCCTTGGATAGAGGGAACATCCCATGTCCTCCACCGCCTCCACCCCCGCCCCCCGTCCTGCCGCTGCCGTCGCCGGCCAGCCGATCAAGCTCGCCGCCGGCGATGCCGTGCGCCTCGCGACGTGGCGTCTCTTCCCCTATGACCGCTGCACCGCGATCGTTCAGACAGCCCGCGCCGATGCCGCGAAATACGGAGAGAACGCCGAGACCGCCCACGAGCAGGCCAAGGCGCGCGGGCACCAAACCGCATGGGCGACATACACGGGCGGCGCCATCCTCGGCGACAAGGCGGCCCGCATCGCTCAGGAAGCCCGCGAGCTTGCGAACTTCGAGCGCGCGATCACTGTCGAGCATGGGCAGCTTGTCGAAATCGAGGGAGAGGTTTTCGCGGTGCATGTGCCGTTCGGCAATCACCAGTTCCCGCGCAATTCGGACCCCATCCAATTCCTCCGGAACGCGCTCGTCTAACGCTCGCCCGCTCCCCTGAAGCCCCCGCCGGCCCGGTGCCGCGCGGGGGCTTTCTGTTTCCGCCAGAGGGAATGTCCGATGTCACAACACCAGAACGCGGCAGGCGCGAAGCGCATCGGCAGGCCGCCACTCACGCCAGAGCAGCGCGACGCGAAGCCGATCCGAACGACGCTCTCGATCACGGAAGAGGCCGCCGCCGCCTTCCGCGATCACGCTGCGCGGCTCGTGATCGAAACCGGCCGCTACTTCAACACGAGCGAGGTCCTGATGCTGCTTTTGTCGAGAGACCGCACATGAGCGGATACGAGCGGCAGCAGCGGCGCGCCCTGCCCGCTACCGGGCGATGGGCCCTGCTCACGAGCGACGGCAGGCATCAATGGCTTGGGCGGGTGCAGCCGGGCGACACGCCCGAGGCGCTGATCGAACGGCTAGGCGCCGATGCTGGGCGGCTCGTCGAGGCATTGCAGCGGCGGAACCTCGACGGATGGCTCGTCGCGATCGATGGCTTGTACTACCGGCCCGATCCGCTTCGGTTGAGCGGCGGCCATCGCATTACCGCGAAGGCTGCCGCGCTTGGCGCCGCCGTCGAGCGCTTCCACGAGATACGCCGCCAAGCGCTCGACGCACTGCGCGGCTCCCGCCCGGGAGGCGGCCAGTGATCACGTGGGCATCGCCGCGCGAGCACTGCCCCGCGTGCGGAAGCGCGGTGGAGCGCTCTTCGAACATCACCGGGAACGGGCCGCCGATGCCGGGAGACATCCTTCTGTGCATCAACTGCGCGGACATGCAGATGATCGATGCGGCATTCGCTCCCGTGTCGCTCAACCGCGATGAGCGCGCTTCGATCATGGCCAATAGGCCGCTCATCCGCGCTGCCGTCGCGGCGCTTCACCAGCAATTGGACAGCCGGCCCGAGAAGGATCGGCGCTCGATTGCGACGCGCGTCGAATGGCTCGGCATGACGCAATTTCACCCCAAGCCGAAAGGGCAAGACGATGAGTGAAGGTGACGGGCCGCCGCCCGGGTTTACCAAGGTCGGCCGCATCGCGTTCCGCGCGGAAGATGGCCACTGGAACGCCTATTACGCGCTGAATGAGACGATGGACGGAGCGATTTTCCTCGGCTGCATTCCTATGACCTTCGTGAAGATGCCGAAGGTGAAAGAGCTTTTCATCGATTGCGTGCGCGCCGGCGTGGCGGAAATCCTTCGCGAAAAGGCGGGCGGTGAACTTCACTGGCGCGAGCCCGAGCCTGCACCCGAGCACGAGAGAGGCAAGCGCCATGACTGACGACGCGAGCAAGCCGGGAGGCGGCATCGTCGGGGAAACCAAAACGCTCCGGTGGCAGGATTATCCGGAGTGGTGCGGCTATTCCGAGATTAGGGAGATGCCGAACGGGCGATATGCGTGCCTCGCGCCCTACGCATTCACCACGGCAATTCTCGTGGGGCGCCAGGGCGACGTGCACACCTTCGAGGATCGGTGGTGCTACCACGGCCGCGCCGTGGCCCTGGCGGCGCTCGACGCGTGGCATGCCGCCGGCTTCGCGGGCGAACCTCTGGGATGGCATCGCCAGCCGGCAACCGGCCGCCGCCGCCCTGGTGGTGATCCTCTGCTCGAATTTGTCGAGCCATGAACGCACCCGCACCGCGAGAGGAAGCATGACCATGAGCGAGAAGAGCAAGCGCGAGCCCTTCGTTGATCTCGCGACGGAGATGGACAAGCAACGGCCGCCGCAACTGTGCCCGATGAGCGCGCGGGACGCTGCGACGATCATCGGCGCGTTGCAGCTATGGGTTTCGGCGGAGTGCGATCGAAGCCGCAACATGCGGAAGATGTTGCTCGGAGAAAGCGCCGGGAAAATCCTCGAAATCCTCGGCGTGCACGATGGACCCGGCACAAAGGCGCTCGTGGATCGCTTGGCCAAATTCCAAACGGAGGCATTCGCGCCGCCGCCGGAGAAGAAGGAAGGCGGCTCATGACGGCGGAGCGCGAGGCGCCGGGAGGCCGGGTATGGGTTTGCCTCGGATGCGGCCGGCGCGCGCGGCATCTGAATTTCGGCGGCATCGATCCGGATTGGACGGAAGCCTGCCGGCGTGACGCGCGCATGTTCCGTGTCGAGCAAGCGCTCGTCGGGCCGCGCGGGCGAGTGATGGTGATCGCCATTGATCAGGATGGCGGGCACGAGAGCGCGAGCCGGCATTGACCGCAGCGCGTCACGGGGGCTTCGTCGGCGCTGCTGCCGTCATGGAGCCCCCGATGCATGAGACCCGCCAGGACAAGCCGCGCATCCGCTGGCGCCCCATCCTCGCCGCGCTCGCCATCGCCGCCCCCTTGTGGATGGGGCTTCTCGCTCTGGCGTCAATGCTCCGCCATCTGGGCTTGCTTGGGGCTCTCCTGCTTTCGGCCATCGCCGCCTAGGGCCCCTTCGGCGGAACGGCATCGCCCACCCGCCAAATCTGGCGCCCTGCGGCGCCGCCAGGGCATCGCCAAGGGGTAGGAGCGGAAAACCCGCCGGCGGCCTCTACGGGCTTCCGGCGGGCTCTCAGAGGGGGTGACAGATTTTGTCACCCCTGGCGGGCGGATTACTCCGCCGCGAGCGGGCGCAGCGCCGGCGCCGGCTCGGCCCCGGCCTCCGCCAGGGCGATGGAAAGCCCCTGATAGATCGGCAGCGACATTTCCAGGGGCATGGGCGTTTTCGCCACAAGCTGCACGAGCACCCGCACTGCCTCGACGGGCAGCGAGAGCGTGAGCATGGGGGAGGAGGTTTCGTCGTTCATGCGGGAGCGTTCCCTTCCAAGGTTGCGAGCTTCGCCTCTGCGGCCTTCAGCCGGGCAATTGTCTGCTTAAGCGCGAGGGCGAGATAGGGGATGATTTCCAGGCGGTTGACGCCATGAAGCCCATCCGGAAATGCAGGGTCGGGCGACGTGCCGCCCGAGATGGTTTCCATCTTCGGTATCACCACGCCGACACGCTGCGCGACAAAGCCCGCCTCGACAAAGCGCTCTTCGAGCGTCGGGCGCACGCGCGCGCCGTTCATGTCGCGCGGCGCGGAGGCGTAAGCAGCATCCTCCCGGAGATAGAAGCAATCGACGGGGAAGCGCTCCATGATGTCGATTGCATCGATGCGCGACGGCGCGATGTTCTCTTTGATCCGCTCATCGGAGGGGATGTTCCACGCGGCTTGCGCGCCGTCGCTGCTGCGCAGGATGATCCCATCGCTTCGAAGATCGTAATACATCACGGGCGGGTTGCCGATCGCGCAGCGCATCGCGACGAACTGCGCGGGGTAGTGCACGAATTGAATCGTACAATCGCCATAGTTCGGGTTCACCAGGGCCACCGTCTGGCCATAGATGGGCCCCGGCGCCGTGAAAAAATTCGTCGGGTTGATGAGCAGGCCGAGACCGAGCGATGAGAAGATGTTGCCGCCGGCCGGCGAAGAGAACTGCGGCGCCACCACCGCATTTGGCGCGCTGAAGTTGCCGCTGTTGAAGGTGAAGGTGGTGTAAGTGCCCGGCGTGCCGGTCCTGATGATGACGGAGTTCGGCGACCCCGGGAACGTCGGGCCCCGCAGCGCGATCACGGCATAATCGCCCGTCGCACTCTGTCGCGCATAAATGCCGAAGCTGTCGTTGGCTGCCGTCACGGTCCCGGGATACGGCCGCCCCGAAATCGACGGCTCGCTTGCGGCGACGACGGGGTCGAGCACAAGGTTCTCCGGCGCGGACATCGCCCACCAGTTCGCGGCGTTGAACGCGGAGCCCGAGATGACGGTCGCACGTGCGCGCCAAAGGGCGCGGCCTTGCGTGACGATGTCGCCGGCGGCGTAGGTCACGTCGGACGAGAATTTGCGGATCGCGAGAAGGTCAACCGCAATCTGGTTCCCGTCGATATAGCCGATCATCTGATCGGCGAAGTTCAGGAAAATCTCGCCGGGCGCACGCGTGCCCGTCACGGGGCGAGATGCGGCGACAGTCGAGCGAAGGTTTTGGATGACGTTTGCCATGGCCGTTCCTCAATACGTGCCGCAGTCGAAGACGAGAGTCGGCACCCAAATGTTGAGCACGTTCGGGCTGACGGCGCGATCGGTCGCACCGCCCGGCGGCGTCGTGAAATCGCCGAGCGTCGCGAAGGCGGTCGCGCTGCCTAGCTGTGTGAACTGCGACGAATTGGAGTTGTTGATATTGGCGCCCGGCGGCCCCGTGTAGACGTAAGCGGTGTTGTCATAGGTGACGATGACAAGCTCGCCCGCCTGCACCGTCGGCGTCGCGCCATTGAAGGCGGTCCACACATCGCCGCCGCTGCCCGCGAGCGTGATGGTGCGCACCGTCACGGCGCTGTTTGGAAGCCATGAGGGCACGCCAGAGGGCGAAGTCGTGAGCACGTAGCCGGGCGCACCCTTCGGCACCGCCTGCCACCGCCCGGTAATCTGATCGAACTGCGCGACCGATCCGCCGATCGCGCCGACAGTGATCGGCACCCACGCCGAGCCGTTCCATTGGATGAGGTCGCCCGGCGAGCCGCCGATCGGGAAAGCCTGTTGCTTTCCGGCGAGCCCAGTCTGGATGCTCGAAATGTCGCCCTGGATGCCGGGGATGAGCGCGGTCGCCGTCTCGGCCGTCACCATGCGCGAGGTCAGCGACGTGATGGCTCCGGAGTTCACGGAGTTCGCGGCGCGCGCAATGTCATCCTGCTCGCCCGTGTAGGGCAGCGCGGAATAGACATTGGCGCCGTCGCCCACCTTCATGCGGATGCGGCCGGGATTGAACTCGACGCACACCTCGCCAGCGAGAGGGACAATGTTGTTCGCGGCCCAATCGGTCGGGCTACCGCGAAGCATCATCATCCGGCGGAATTCAGAGGCCATTGCTGCGGTTCCCTCAGTAGGTTGTTAGCAAGGGTGGATTGGGCGGGATCGGAGAGTCATCGCACTCCTGATAGACGCGATCGTCATCCTCCATGAGCGAGAGCGTGACGGCGCTGTCGTCAATCTCGACGCCGGCGACGAGCCATTGAGTCGCCTTCTCGTAAGCGTCGTTCAGCGAGATGTTGAAGAGCGTCCCAAGCTGCGATCCTCCGCCGGAGTAGACGATCGGGAACGGGATGCCGGTGAAGTCGATTGAGACGACATCATCCGGCATCGTCGGGAGGCGCTGGCAGTAGCCTTGCCATGTGCTGCGCCCATCCGGCGCGCGAAGGCGGATGAGCGTCACCGGGATGACGGGAAGCTTCGCGTCAACGCGGAACCAATTCACGTTGCCCACGAATTCGATGATCTCGCCGGCGATGATGCCCTCGTCCCAAGGCGCGACGATCGAGACGCGATCAAAGGGCATGAGAAGCTGCCCCTCATCCGTGACGCGAAGCGGTTGCGTGCGGCGCCGGTAGCGCTGCACGGCATACTCGTACCGGGCGCGCCGATAGATTTCCGGCCACGTCGTGGCGCCCACAAGGTCCACCTTCAACGGGTTCAGCAGCGTGACGCCTTCGGGATAGGTATAGGTGCGCTGCGCGTAGCCATTCGCGCCGTCGAGCCATGATATCTCGACGCCGTCGTTGTCGTCGGGCCCCGGGAAGCGGAGGCCGAGCCCGGCGCCGTCCTTGTCGAGCATGCGGTTGCGTCGATTGAACAGCGCGCTTACGCCGACTTTCCGCTCGTCGCGGGCGAAGGTGACTTTCCCATTCGAGACGAACACATAGCAGCGCGCCTTGCGGCAGATGGCGAGAAGCTGCTCGTCGGCTGACATCGCCCTATCGAAGATGCCGTTGAACTGCCATTCGCCCGCCGCGTAGAGCGCTTGGTTGACAGTCACGAAAGAGACCCAATCGATTTGCTCCGGCCGATAGTTGCACGTGAGCGGATCAACAAGGGTGTTGATCGCGGCGGCTTCCCACCACGTGCCCACGCCGGCGTCCCGAAGGTTGCCGTTGACATCGGCCAGCACGGGAAGCGAGCGGCTTACCATGCAGTTGAAGTTTTCGAGGTTCTGAAGCGCCGGGCCGCCCTGCGAATACGCCTTCACGACAAGAATCGACTCATCGACGAAGGTGCGGAGGTCGGGCGTGATGCGCTCGAAGCCCACGATGCCTTCGAGGAAGCACTTGCGGGTGGATTGGTAGCCCTGCAAGCCGTTCGCGAGTGTCGAAACCTCGGCCACTTGGATGCGCCAGCGCCCCGGGTTGCAGGCGATGCTGAACGTCTGCCGAAGCTCATTCTTCGTCTGCGCCTTGAACTCGCGCGTCTCGTCGCGGAACTCCAGCACGTTGCCGGCGTCATCCGTGCGCCACATGAGCGTCCGGAGAAGGATTTGATTGCGTTGCGTCGAGGCGTTCGCGTCCACCCGCGCGCCGAAGATCGTCAGGAACAGGCCGCCCGGCAGGCTAACCGTCACCTGAATTTCCGACACGCCGGCGCCGGGGATGTCCATCACCGGCAGCCAAGGGTTATCGACGAGGCCGCCGGGAAATTCGAGGCGCGAAAAGTTCGCGATCGGACGCGGCAGCCGCACCCAATCGGGCAGCGTGACGCCGGGCGGATAGAAGCTCACTTGGCCACTGAAGACGGACACGTCGGTATCGCCGAAGAGATAGCTGTCGGGCAGCAGGACGCCGCGCCCAAGGCAATACACCGCCGTCACTTCCTGCTGCGCCGTCGCGCGGTCGTTGTTCATGCCAGCGCCGACGTAGCCGTCAGGGGCAGCAGCACCGCCGATGGTGGCGATGAAGTTGCCGGAGAGGTTGTTGTTCGTATTCAGCGGCGGCGGGATGCCGGCGAAGTCATCCATGGTGAAATTGTTGATCGCGTTCCACGTCGCCCACGCCGGAAAGAGAAGGTCGGGCCAGATGCGCATGCGCCCGTAAATCTCGGGGATGCGCGCGCCGGCGCGAAGGGTGTTCTTTGGCGGCGAGAGGGAGTTGACGGCGGAGGGTGAATCGCTCGGCGAGGTCGCCTTGTCCTGCTGCCGGGCCGGCGAGAGAAGCATCGAGGCGGCGAAGCTGATCGCGAGAGATATCGCGGTCATGACGACATAGGCGACGATCGTCGCGGCAGTCACGCCGATGGTCGCCGAGAGCGCGGCGATGATGCCGGCCGAGATGAACTCCGCCGGCGTGATGACGACATGCCAAATCTCATCATCGGTGATGATGACATCCACCGCCGCGCCGTTCGGCACACGTCCCGCCTCGGTGATGGCGCCATGGTAAAGCTCGAAGTGCGCGCCGCCCCACCGGTCGGGCGAAAGCTCCATCAGCACTTCGGCGAGGCATGATCCGGCGACTACATCGTGCCGCTCGGGCTTGCGGTCCCCATGGAAGGGCCAAGAGACGATGAGGGTAGCGCTCATGCTTGCCACCATTCCACGGCGGGCCAGCGCCGCCGGACAATCTGCATGGAGGTGAAGACGACGGTTGCGCCGCGCGCGAGCGCATGCAGCACGCCGCCATCCACGAAGACGCCGACATGGTCGGGCGGGAGGATCGCCATCGCGAGGCGCGAAGGCTCGGGCTCAACGCGCCAGCCCGGCCGGGCCCTGTCGAGCGCGAGCGGCAGCGCGTGGGGCTGGCACCAATCTTCGCCATCATCGAAGGGCAGCGGGCACGGAAGGCCGTGCATCTGCCGCACGTGGCGCACGAGAGTCCAGCAATCGAAACTCTCCGGCGGGTTGCTCGGAAAGGCGTAGGGCCGGCCGATGAGAGGTTGCCACCAGACCATGTCAGAAGGGCCTCAACCCGACGAAGCGCTGTAGCGTGTAGAAGCGGCCCGCGCTCTTGTTCGTCAGCCGGCCGCCGACGAGCGTTAGCTCGACGATCGGGATTGCCACCTTCGCGCTCTCGACGCGCAGCGTGAGCGGATATCCGAAGACGCTGCGGTCAAGCATGTTCGGCCAGACATAGGCGCGCAGATTGCAATAGACGGGATAGTTCAGTTGGTCATTCGTGAGCAGCGAGAGCGCGCGGAAGAGCGCCCCGTCGATACCGTCTATGCGCGCCGTCATCGAAAGCTCGGTCGAGTTCCGGATCGCGGGCCGAGAGAGCGTGAAGGCAATCGGCTGATAGGTGCGCGCGATGCCAAGCTCATCGTTGGCAACGAAGATGTCGTCGGTACGGTTCGCGAGCCATAGGCCCTGGAAGGCGGGCCCATAGAATTGGAGCGTCTCGACGAGCACGCCGGTTGTGGAAGGCGTCGCGAGCCATGTCGCGTAATCCGCCCGAATGTTCATGTTCGGCATTAGTAGACGAGCCCCGGCGTGAGCGAGTCGTTGATGTCGGTCGGGCGCGGCCCGGAGACGGCGCCGGCGTCGAGCGTGTTCGCAGGATCGGCCGGCGACGGCATCGCGCCGCCGTCATAGGGAACGCCGGTGATCCCCGGCGGCGGCAGGGATTGCGGCGAGTGGAACGCCTCAACCGTGATCGCGACTTGCCACCGGTCGAGCCGATCGCGGTTCGGCGTGATTTCCCAGGGGTCGGGCATGAGATGGCAATACATCGGTTGCATGCCACGCCCCGTCATCTGGTCCATCATGAACCACCGCATCCCGGCCTCAAGCGTGCTGTCAACGAAGCGCTCGAAGAGGTCGAGTTGATCCACGGTCCATGCGAACGACATCCGGATGAGGCGCCGCTCGTTCAACTTCATGCGGCGATAGCGCGGCGGCCCGTCCGCGACTTCGGTGCGCGCGAATTGCTCGTCGGGCGCGATGTTGTAATCGACGCGCAGCGGGCACCCGAGTTCATCCTCGGGCCAGAGGGTGTTGGTGACGAAAGCCATTAGATGCGCCTCCGCACGGCGAGGTTGCGTTGCGCGGGCTCGGAATAGGAGCCGTAGCCGGTGCGCATGCTCTCCGCGTAGTCCTGCGCCACTTGGTGGCGCGCCATGTCCACCGCGATCGCGACAGTTCGCTCATCCACGCGCTGCGGCGTGACAACGACGCCGGGCGCGTTGTTCTGCACCGTGACGTGAAGGTCGCCGCCGCCCCCACCACCGCCGCCCATCGCGTCAGGGATGATCCGGCCAGCGACGGAAGGCGAGAAGAGTTCGGGCCCGCGCTCGCCCACCAGATACATCCGCCCCGCGCTCACGGGGCCGCCAGAGGCGCGCCCTGGAATGCTGCCGGTGGCGCCGCCGGTGCTCAGTCCGAAGGCGCCAAGGATGCCTTTGATAAGCTGCATGGCGGCAATCTGCGCGGCAATCTGGGCAAGCGTCTTGAGCACGCTGACGCCGAAATTCTTGAACGCCTCGCCGGCCGTCTTCGAGCCGTCCGCGATGTCGGTAAGGGCCGAGCCCAAATCCTTCACCGTCGATTGGATGCCCTGCCCGACAAGCTGCCCCGTGAGCACGCCTTCGGGGAGGTTCGCGTTCCGGCCGCCGAGTGTGTGCTGAAGGGAGGACCAGAAATCCGTTGGGTTGTTGCCCGCCGCGCCTTGCGCTCGCCGAAGCGTCGCCTGCACCTGCTGCGCCCACTGCTCAAGGGACTGGATGGAGCCGTTCGCGAGCAGTGTCGGGCCCATGGCCGTAAGCTGATCCTGCAATTGCCGCAGGCCCGCCGTGCCTTCGCTGCCAAGCTGCCGGAGCGCCTTCGCCGCATCCTCCGCATAGTCGAGGATCGCGCGGCGGTTCGTCTCAAGGCCGCCCCATCCCTGGAAGCCCATAGTCGCTTGGGACAGCCGCGCGAGGTCGCGAAGCTGCGACTCGAATTTTTCGATCGGGGTTTGCGTGTCCGCCCGAACGGCGTTCAACCGCCGCTGCAAGTCATCCGCCTGCCGCTGCGCCTCGCGCGCGGCCTCGCGCTGCTCTGCCGTCTGCTGCGGCGCCGGGCCGGCGTCATGCTTCCGGGCCTCTTCGAGTTCGCGCTGAAGCCGCGTGCGCAAGTCCCGCTCAAGGCTCGCCGCGCCGGCCGGGGTGATAGCGCCGGAAGCCGTCGCCGCGCGGAGCCGCGCGAGGTCTTCCTCGAATTTCCGGTAAAGCGCGCGCTGTGTGTTGAGCCGGTCTTCGAGGGCGGCAATGTCGGTCTGACCTTGCGCGCGGGCAGCCTCTTCGCGGCGGCGGGCAGCGTCGTCTGCCTCGACGGCGGCGCGGATGCCTGCCTGTCGCCTGATGTTCTCTTCGGCCGCGACGGCTTCGTCAAAGATGCGCTGCCGCTCCGCCACCTGTCGCTGAAGCGCCGTGGTGTCGCCTTGCAGCGGCGCGCCGCCGAGATTGTTCGTCCGGCGAAGCTGTTCCTCGACGGCAAGCTCGCGAGGATCGCGGCCCGCATCGGCGGCTTGCGCGCGGCGAAGCTCCGCCGTCGCTTGGTTGAGGTCCCGGGCCGCGCTCGCCACGCGCGCCGCCGCCTCTTGCGTCTGCTGCTGCTGCGACACTTCGCCGCCGAGCGCCCGGCGCACGCCCTCGACGCCGGAGCCCACGGCCGCGACGATCGCGGCGAGCGTTCGGGAAAGCTGAATCGCCCGATCAATCTGCGCGAGTAGCCCCGTCCAGGCGGAAGAAAGCTGCGACATTGCCCGGGAGAACGTGAGGGGCATCGAGTTGAACTGCGCGTTGATGTCGCCCGAGAGGCGGAGGATGGCCGGCAGCACGACATCGGCCGTCAGCTTACCCTCCGTCCCCATCTCGCGGAGACGCCCCACACTCACGTTTAGCTGCCGCGCCAAGCCTTCGGCGAGAAGCGGCATGTTCTCCATGATCGAGCGAAGCTCGTCGCCCTGTAGCCGCCCGGAAGCCAGCGCTTGGCCAAGCTGCTGAATGGCTGCTGCTGCCTCCTGCGGCCCGGCTCCCGAGATGGTGCCGAGCTTCGCCATAAGTTCCGTGAGCTTGAGGATGTCGGAGTTCGTCGCGCCGACCGCACGCGCCGCGATGGCGAAGCGCGTGAAGGCGCCCGCGAGTTCGTCAACGCTCGTGCCCGTGCTGCGACTGATTTCACTTAGGCGCTGAAAGGTATCGGCGGCGGTGATGGGGCCGCCCGTCGCGATGTTGAGGCGCGAGAGCGCCGCCGATGCTTGGTCGCCCGCCTCGACGATGGCCGTCAGCGAGTCACGAAGGCCGCGAAAGGCGACCATGCCGGCCGTCGCGATTGCACCCACGCGGGCGAGCCCGGGAAGCTCGAAGACATCCTTGAGCGAGCCGCCCTCGGAGATGAGCTTGATGGCATTGCGGAGGGTGCCAGCGCTCTTCGCGGTGTCCTCCATGCCCTTCTGAACATCGTTGAGCGCCTTCGATGTCTGCTCAAGGGGCCTCACGCCAACGCCGCCGATATCGGAAAGCGATTTCGTGACGACAGAAGCGGCGCGCTTCATGTCCGCCTCGAATTTCGTCATCGTGGCGTCGAGGACAATCGAGAGGGCGGCTGTGTCGCTCATGGTGCCCAGAAACTCCGCCATGCGTTGCGCTTCGATGCCTGATCCAAGAGGCGCTGAAGCTGCGCTGTGAGGCGCGTTTGAATCTCGCTCTTTACGCGCGCCATTGCCGGCGCGGCGGCGGCCCGCATGAAGGGCTTTGCCGGCATCTTGCCCCGATAGCCGCGCTTGCCGGCGCCGAGCCGCAGCGCATGCGGCAGCTTCGGCCCGGTCTTGCGCGACGCGCCCTTCGTGTATCGGTCTTTGGTGCCAAGCTCGATGAGGTGAAGGGCGCGCCCGCCGGTGCCCACTCTCCGAACGGAGTAGCCAATATCCACGCGGAAGCGCTTGCGGGTGCGGGCGCTTTGCGCGCGCGACTTCAGCGCCTTCCGAAGCTTGCCCGTCTTGTTGGGCGCCTTCGGGACGATCGCGTTGAGGATGTCTTTCGATGAGTCGCGGATGAAGCCCGTGAGCACACGGCGTTGGATCGCGGCGGGCAGAGACAGGAAGAGCGAGGCAACTTGCGCTGCCCCGCTCACTTCAAGCCGGAAGAGGTTGTCGCCTTGCGCCGTCACCTCGGGCGCCCTCCATATTTCGCCATGATCATCTGTAGCGCGAGGTCTTCGCGCTCATCGTCGTTCGTCGCGCTCGCCATGAGCGCCCTTGTCTCTGCCTCTTCCAAGCCCTGCCGGATGATCAGGAAATCATCGATCGGCACCGCCGGCGTGCCGCGCCTCCGATCCTTGTTCGCGAGAATGGTCGCGATCAGCGCGCCGGCGAGGTCAACACGTTCGGCCGGGAAGGGCTCAAAGAGGCTGAACCGCTGCCAGTTCCGATACTCGGCCGGCGAGACGCGGTGAAGCATCTCGCCGACAGTCATCCCTAATGCGAGGGCGAGGCGATGCCGGAACCGTTCACCGGGGCCAAAGGGGCAAGCGGCTTCCCCTCATCCTCCGAATCCCGCAAGGCCGCCCTGACGAACTTGTTCATCACCTCGACGAGCACGCGGAACACGCGCGGCGGCATGCTCAAGATCGCCTCATCGCCAACGCCGTCCCCCTTCTCGTCGAGCACGGTTCGGCCGAGCAGCGCTACCTGCCGACGCATCTCGCTAGGCGAGTCCTCCACCGCGAGGTAATCCGCCATGCTGATTTCCCGCATGCGGATTTTCTTCACGCGCCAGTTCTCAACCGGCACGTCTTCGATGATCAGGCCATCGGGGCTCGGCATCACGAAGTCGCCTTGAAGTAGTAGGGCTTCTGATCGAGCGTCAGCGAGGCATTGTAAGTCATGGCCGCCTCGACGCCGCCGGGCACGATGTTGAAGCTCGAAATCGTGCCGTGCATGACGCCGATCATGCCGCGCCGCGTGCGCCACATGACGAAGCGCGGGAGCGCGTCAGCCTCCGCCGCCTGCAAGGCAACCTGCCCGTCGTCGTCGAGGTCAGCCGGGCCCGAGAATGCGATCGTCCCGAGGTTCGGCAGGCCGGGAAGGTTCACGCGGATGGTGTCGCAAACCGTCGTCACGTCCACCTCGCCCGGCGTCGCCGCGTCCTGATTCCAGTCGGCGAAGCACACGCATTCGGACCAGCCCAGCACGTTGCCCACGGTCCCGGCTTCGAGCGGCGCCGTTTCCGCAAAGGTATCCGTGCTGATCGTCACCGCCTCGCTCGCCGCCGTCGTCACGACAGCGACAATGCGATGCAGCTTCCCGTCCAGCGACTTCCACCCGGTGCCGTCGAGGAAGACGAGTTCGCCGACGACATACTTCGTCGGCCAATCGGGATCATTGTCGGGATCGGGCTTCAGCGTCGTGACGGCGCCGGCGGCCACGCTCTTGATCACGGCGGGCGTGTCGAAGGTGATCGCGTTGTCTGCCGGCTCCGGCTTCACCTCGATGTTGAGGCACATGCCGATGGTAGTTTCGCGCGCCATAATTGCGTGTCTCCTTTCTGGCCGCCTAGGGCCGCTCGGTTGCGCGGTAGCGAAGATCAACAGCGAGAATGAACCACTCGCCGTTAGCCTCATCGTCGATCGGGATAGGTGCGGAGGCCCGCGCCACCTCGACGTTTGCCGCTAGGTCGAAAAACTGTTCCCAGGCGTGCATGGCACTCGTCGCGGCTGCGACGGCGGCGGCGTCACCCAATCCCGATTTCGCCATGACGAAGACGCGGGCAACGCCGATCTCAAGTTGCGTGGGGCGCGCGCAGACTTCCATCGGCCCCCGGCTTTCCGTCGCGAAGGCGAGCGTCCCCCAGACATCCGGAAGCGGATCGGGGAGCGAGTCCTCTGCCTTGCTGATGGTATCGACATACGGGAGCGCCGGCGTGATCGATGGCCAAGCGGCGCGGAAGCATGCCCGGACTGTCGCGCTGCTCACGGCGTCACCCCCAGCACACGAGTTTGAACAGGAAGTCGGGCGGTGCCGCGCCTTCGCGGTGCACTTCCTGAACGGCGCGCGCCTTCCCTCGAATGACCAGCCGGTCGAATTGCTTCGGCACGCGCGGCAGCATGTCCGGCACGATGAAGACGACGAACGTCTCTTGATCGAAGGTGCCGACGAGCCCGGCCTCGCCCGGCGATTGCACGGATGCGCGGAAGGGCGCGCCGGGAACGCCCGTCTCGATCGGCTGAAAGGCCACGTCCTCGCCGCCGTTGACGATCGCGAAGCGCCAGAGGGAGAGGACATCGATCCCGAAGAGCATCTAGGCCCCCGTCGAGATGAAGTGGCGCACGGTCGCATACCGATCGAGCGTCGCCGCATATTCGGCGAGGGAGGTCGCGGAGAGGGCGCCTTGCGTCGAGCGCTGGAAATCGCCGGGCGCGGAAACCACCGCGAGGTCAACGCGCAGCGCGCCCACGGCAACCGATCGCGCTACCGGGCCGGTGCCGCCGATCGAGGCGCCCCACGCGAGCAGTTGGCGGCGCACCAAATCGACGAAGACGAGCGCGAGTTCCGGCGGCAGCGGATCATAGCCGCCCTCATAGGTGATCGAGATATCGCCGGCCGGCCACGCGCGCAGCACTTCGCCGAGATAGACATCGCCGAGCACGCGATGCATGTGCACTGCCGCAGCGTCGAGCGTGGTCTCGCCGACGAGAAGCGCGGTGATTTCGATGATCGGCGTTTCGATGACGCGTTGCTTCGCGTAGCGCCACACCGGGAGGCTCGCGGTCCAATACGGATCGCACCAGTTCCGCCAATCGCGCCGGTGCCAAATCTCGGTGTAGCTCGCCCGGGTGAAGGTCCGGCCGCAATAGGCGCGCACCATCGCGGACACGGCGTTGCATGCCATGTCCATCTGCCCGGCGAGCGGCGGCGTAAGGGGCGTGGGGATGCCGAGAAGCGTCGCGACATCCACCGGCGCCATGAGTGGCGGCGGCGGCGGCGCTTCGAGGTCCGCTTGCGTCCTGTCCGGAAAGGTCATTGCGCGGCCCCCGTCATGGTGAAGCCGCCCTGCGGCGGCGGCGTGGCGGCGCTACCGGCGGCGGCGGCGAAAGGGGCGGCGGGATCGCGACGGCGCGCTCGGTGCCATCCGTCAGCCGGATGATGAAGCCGCCATCGGCTTGCGTGATGTCTTCGATACCGACGCCGGCGGGGCCGCGCTCGCCCGGGTCGCCCTTCACCCCAGGCCGGCCGGGCTCGCCCGGCTTGCCAGGACGCCCGGCCTTCGCGCCCAGGCGCCACACGTCGCCTTCGCCGGGCTCCTGGCCCTGGCAGGCGGAGGCCGCGAACCACGAGCAGCCGTTGAAGGCGACGGCATCGCCCGGCAGGTAGCAGGCGGCGGCATCCCAGAGGCCCCGGAAGGTGAAGCCCGTCAGCACGCGCTGCCACTTCTCGCCGCCGGGCTCGCTATCGGTCGTGGAAAGGGCTTGCCAGATGGCGCCGCCGTGCGCGCAGCAGTCGCCGGGCTCGAAGAGGCGGCTGCCCGTCCAGCCTTCGAGGATCGGCAGCGCGCCCGGCCATCCCCGATCGCCCTTCTCCCCCTTCTCGCCGGGCTGGCCGGGCTCCCCGGGCTCGCCGGGCGGGCCCGGCTCCCCCGGATCGCCCTTCTCGCCTTTTTCGCCCGTCAGGCCCGGCTTCCCAGGCTCGCCAGGGGCGCCGGGCGCCCCGGGTGCCCCTGGCGCCCCTGGCGTGCCCGGCTCGCCATCCTTGCCCGGTTCCCCGGGCTCTCCGGGCGCCCCCGGCTCGCCCTGCTCGCCCCGGTAGCGCTCCCGGAGGGCCGGATCGGCGAGCCTCGCCTCGACGAGCCCGGACAGGGCCGGGCCGCCGATCGCCGACAGGGCGGCCGAGAGGGCGCCAAGCTGCGCCGTGTGGCGGGCTTCCTGCTCGGCTAGGGCAGCGGACAGGGCGGCAGCGCCGGAGCGGCGTAGCGCCTCGATTTCGGCGGCGTGGTCGGCGCGCAAATCCTCGATCGAGCGGCGAAGCTCGCCGGACACGTGCGCGATCGCCTGCGCGATAACGTCGGCGTCACCGTCGAGCGGCACTGTCATATCCCTTCACGGCGGCGAGGAACTCGGGAAGCGCGAGCTTCGAGGGCGGCGCCGGCGCCGGCGGCTCGTCGGCAGCATCGGCCGGCGCCACGGGCGCGGCCGGTGCGGAGGGCGCGGGCTTGGCAAGCTCGGCGGCGGAGAGCGGCACGACTTGCGCTTGAAGGCGCGGCTCGTCGCCGGCCTTCGCATCGGGAAGCCCTTCCTTCCGGCGCGCCTCATTCGGCGCGTAGATGCCGCCCGAAACCGCCTTCGTCAGGCCGTCCATGCGAGAGGCGAAATCGGCACGGAGAAGCACCTCGATATCCGCCTCGATATATTCGTCGGGCGGGAGGCCAAAGATGTTGTCGAGGGCAAGCTCGGTCGAATCGAGCAGGAAGCCGAGACCGGTCGCCTTCCAAAGGCTCACGAGCGATTCCGTGTTGGTGAAGGTCGCGCCGCCAAGCTCGCCGATGACGGGCAGCGGCGTGCGGAACACGCGCGCGATGTCGGCGATGTTCAGCTTTTGCGCCGAGACGATCGCCTCATCGAACGCATCCATCTTCAGCGGTTCGAACTTGATCCCGTAGCGGAGCGCGGGGATGCGGCCCTGTCCGGCACCGGTGGAGGCATTCGTGAAATCCGTGCGGAGGTTCTCCATCACGGGATCGGACATCTGCACTTTCTCGGGCACGGCGAGATACCCGCCGGGCCGCGCCATGTTCCCCATGAAGGCCGCCACGCCCTGCGAGATAATCGCGGAAGTGCGGTTCGCGAGTTCGGCCGCCGTCAGGGGCGTGACGCCGATGAGCGGATGGTGCGGCGTGTAGAGCTTGAGGTGCAGCACGTCGCGCGACGGCCAAACCGTGTAGCCTTCCGGCGGCGACGGGATGAGGTCGCAATCCGGGATTTGGTAGAAGACTTCGCCGGTGCGCTCTTCGATTACGGGCTTCGTGCCGCGCGATGGGATCGCGTAGAGGCTATCGATTTCGAAGCGCGCATTGCGCGTGCCCACCGCATAGCCATTGCCGGTGTAGAGCGTCTGCCGCAGCAGGTTGTGGAAGAAGTCGGCGCGCGATTGCCACTCGTTCGGCCGGCGCAGAACGCGTGATGCCGCGCTCGTCGTCACCCGCTCCCGGCCGCCGTTCGGAAGATCGCGCCAATGGTTGAAGGGAAGCTGCGCGATCGTCTGCGCATTCGCGGCGATGCACGCCTCCACCGCCGCCGTAGCCTCCATGCGCGGGACGCGGAAGCCCTGCTGCCACCACGAGACGGGCCAATCAGCCGGGGGGATGAAGGGGAGGCCGGAAGGCGCGAGGGGCGGAGCCTGCCGCGCTGCCGCGACAAGCTCGCCCCTCTGTGCCCGGCGGCGCCGCGCGCGCTGGCCCATTACTCGCCGACGAGCGACTTCATGGCGCGATTGGCGTAGCCGCCGCGCGCCATCGCCTTCTCTTCCTCCGCCGGCGGCGCCTCTTCCGGCGTCTTCGCCGGACCCGGGTCCTGCTCCATCGGCGGCGGCTTCGGCGCATCCGGCGAAACGGGCGGCGTCTCGGTGTCCGGTGTCTTCTCGTTCTCGTCGCTCATCGCTCGCTCTCCCTTCAGGCGCCTTCCGGCGCGGCTTCGGTGATTTCGAGCAGCAAGCCCTCGGGCTCGCCTTTGGCGCTTTGCACGCTCAGGACGATATGCCTCGGAGAGCCCATCATCGCCTTGGTGATCGAGCCGCGAAGCTCGGTGCTGCTCACGTAGGTTGTCGTGACGGGCGCGCCGTCAGCGGTGACCTTGTCGGTTGCGTCGAAGCCGGTGCCCGTGACGACAACCGGCGTCGCCGAAGAGCCGGCCGGGATCGAGGCAGGCTCAATCGAGACGATCGAAACTGGCGCGTCTTCGTCCTCCTCCTCGCCGCCGGCCTCGGCAGCCGGAGCGGCTTCGGGCGGCGTGAAGGTCGAGAGGTTTTCACCGGCGAGCGCCGTCGCGCGACCCTCGGCAACGGCCGCCTCGGCTTCCGCTTCCGTCACATATCGGATGCGGTCGCCCTCCATGATCGGGACGGTTCCCTCGCCGCTCATATCGCGGAGCCAATCGGGAACTGCCTCAGGGGTGGTGCCGTTGTCTTCGCTCATGGTCACGCCTCCGATCGAGGAAAGGGCGAGGCGGCCTCCGCCTCGCCCAAGCCGTCACCAAGCAACGCCGGTGATCGTCTGCACGCCGCCGGCGCGGCGAAGCGCCCAATCGATCGGCCACACCAGCCGCAGCGCGAGGCTGTAGGTCTGGAACAGCGAGCGAACCGGCGTGGCGATGTCGTCGAGCGTGAGAGCGCCGGCAACGCCGGTGCCTTCGCCGACGATCGGCATGACGCGCGGGTCCGGCGTGGTCGGCGGCTCGTCCGTCGCCGCGACGCTCTCCATGTGCAGCGTCGCTTCCGTCGAGATATCGATCTCGGGATTGATGTCGGAAGCGGTCGCCATCTCGGCCGCGTCCACGAGGAAGACGACGGACGAAGGCACGTTGACGGACGCCAGGAACGGGATGCCGAGCAGCTTCCCCTGTGCCAGTTCGTCGCGGAACATGAAGTTGCCGGCGGCATTGGTCGCAAGCTGAAGCGACATGAGCCGAACCGTGTTCATGATCCAAACCGGACGGCGGCCCAGCGACAGAGTCGCCATCTGAGTCGTCGCGGCCTTCAGGTCGGTGATGATGTTCGCGAGCGACGTGCCCGAGGAAGCGCGCGTGTTGGCGCCCGTCGCGAGAGCCTGCAAGCCGGCCGGCCGAAGCTGCGCCACCGCCGCGCCGTTCCCGAGGAAGAGGGAGTCGAGCGTGACGACGGTATCGTCAACCATCATCTGACGGATGAGCGGCTCGGCGGCGGGATTGCTGTACTTCGCAAGCTCGCGCGTGAGCGCCGAAATCACGGCGAGCTTGTAGGGCTCAAGCGTGATCGAGGTCAGGGTCCCCTGCTTGACCGGGATCGGCCGGCCTTCGGCGACGAAATCGCCATTGAGGCCGCGAGCGCTGCGGCCGGGCAGGCGAATCTTGCCGTTGTCGAACGTCAGGCGAGTCATATCCATCTGCCGCCAGATGGACTCGGGCATGAGAAGGTCGAGGAAGTCACCGGTGACGGTCTCGACGAGTTCCGCCGCCCACCCGGTCACGCTGGTCATCGCGGGATTCGTGACGGCGCGCAGCACCTGCTCAAGCTCGCGATTGTCGCCGTAGTCGCGACGCATGATCTCATCGGGCGACGCGCGCTCGACGTGCGAGCGAACCGTGATCAGCGCCGAGCGAATGAACAGATCGGCCGGCCGGCCGCGCTTCACGGTCGCCGGGATGCTGGCGTGCCCAGTCGGCGACAGCTTGTTGCGGCCCGTCAGGTCGCCGGGCTCGCCGGCGGGCTTGCTCTCGGTGCCGAGCGAAGCCTGTGCGCGCTTGAACGACGCGAGCGACTTCTCCAGCTTGTCGATGTCGTCGGGCAGGCTCGCGATGAGAAGCTCGTCGGCTTCGTCGTGTGCATCCTTCTGCACCACGGCGGTAAGCTGATCGCGCTTCGAGACAAGATCGGTTTCGAGCGCCTTGATGCGCTCCGCAAACTTCGTCACGGTCGTTTTCCCCTTGATTGGGGCTTCGGGCGCGGACTCGCGGTATGGCGCCGGACGCAAATCCCGCTCTTCATTGCCGGGCGCGGCGAAGATGCGAGACAGGCTTTCCGACGAGAGGCCCAGTGATCGGGCAACGGCGAGCGCATGCGGGTTCGCGGGAACCGACACGACGCTGATTTCGAGAAGCTCGCTTTCGAGGAAGCGGAGGCCGCCGCGCTTGCTGTTCTCAATCGCTTCGAGCTTCAGCGGGCGGAAACCGACTGATGCGGCGCGCAGAATGCGCTGTTCGAGCAGGCGCCGAACGTCGTCAACCACCGCCGACGTGCCGGGCGCCGCAAGCTCAAGCTCGGCGACGAGCGAGCCATTCTCGATCTTCACCGCGCCCCATGTGCCGATCGGCAGCATGGACGAATGGTTGAAGAGGGCGATGGGGTTGCGGCGGAAGTTCGAGAGCTTCCATCCGTCGGCGACGATGATATCGCCGTAGCGGTCTTCATCCTCGGTCGAGACGATGAAGCGCAGCGGATCATCGGGCGATTGGACGGCGCGAACCCAATGCTCGCGCCCGAGTGCAGAAGCGGCCCGGCGAGCAACGTCCGAAGGTGACGGGTCAGCGTCGAGCCCGCCGGGCGGCGGAATGATGGTCGGTTTCGACGCTTCACGGCGCAGCATGGGAGCCCCCATTGCTTCGCCGGATTTACGCGCCTCGCGCCACCGTCGCGGATGATGTCACTTCTTGACCGGGGGCTTTCCCTCGCGCTCCGCCTTTCCGGGGCGGCCTCTGTTTTCACTCATGGCCGTGAGCAATAAACCGTTGCGCGCGAAAGATGCAACCGCGCGGCGCAAATCGATCCACGTTGGAAAGTCGGCGCGAAAAGAAGCGGCCCGACGAACGAGCCGCCGGGCCGAAGGTGCAACCGCTAAACGTGTCGGAAGTCCGAACCTCATAGCGGCCGGCCGCCGGCGAAGGAAGTGCGCTAGTGCACGCGGCGCCTAGGCGCGGAAGAAGGTCGAGGGGCGCGGGTGCCGCGACATCCAATCATCGAAGGCGGCATCGCCGGGCAGTAGCTGCCGGCGCGGGCGCATCGCTGACGCGAACCGGTCGAGCGCGCGAAGCCAATCGGCGACAGGCGGCGGGACGAAGTGCGAGCCCGCGAACCACCGGCGCGCGGCGCGCGGATCGGTGTTCAGCACGTCGGCAAGGATGCGGGGAGACCATTGCAGGCGGTCGAGGATCGCGCGCACCTCGGCCGGGTCAATGTGCAATTCCGGATCGGGCGGAATTTTGGCGGGCGACAATCGGCTTCCCTCGGGCGAATCGGAGGCAGCGAATATGCCGACGCCTCGCGCCTCAGATCAACACGAGCGGTTCTGTCACGACGATGCGCGCGTGCTCCGGATTTTCCGCGAGCGCCAAGGCGATGATCGTCGCAATCGCCGGGTCAATCTTGTCGTCGGTGTTCTTAGACTTTTTCGGAAAGACGTTGCCCTTTTCGTCGAGGCGCCCGACGACGCAAGACACTGCCCAAGTCAGCACGGCCGAGCCGTTGTGACGGATGCGGCGCGCGCGCATGAGTGCATCGAAGGATTTCGTCGGCTCGCTCATGTTCTGCATCGTCATGCGAACTTCCATCATCGGCAGCCCTTCGTTCCCGAGCCGCGAGGCGAGTTGCTTCGCGCCCCAAGGATCATATCCGATGCCCTGAACATCGAAGCGGCGGTAGACTTCGCGAATGGCTTCCTCGATCGCGTCATAATCCGTCACCTCGCCTTCCGTGACGGTTAGGGCGCCCGTGGCCGCCCACTCGGGATAGGAAGCATTGCGCGACTTCTCGACGGTTTCCTCCGGCAGCCATGATTGCGTGAAGATGGTGAAGGTGGTGGTGCCATCGGCGTTCGCTTCCGGGAACACGATGGCCATTGAGGCAAGATCGATCTTGTTCGCGAGGTCGAGCCCGACGAAGCAAGGACGCCCCTCGAAGTCCTCGATGTTGAGGCCCGGCACCGCGCATTGATGCCACGCGTCCATGAGGAAGAGCGATGAGTCGGAGCTTACCCAAAGGTTGAGATGCCGGGTCTTGAACGCGATTTCTTGCGCCGGGCTTGAGCGCGCTTGCGTCGCGATGGCGCGGATGGCTTCGGGCTGAACAGTGTGGCCCCACCCGGGATTTGCCTTCCGCCACGTCGCCTCTTCCCAGATCGGATCATCGATATCAGCCGCATAGATCACGCCGAAGAAAGCCTCATCCTCGACGACGCGCTCAAGCACCCGGACTGTGTAATCGTGGATTTGCTTGCCGATGCCGGCATTGTTGCCCGTCGCCGTCGAGATGCTGATCAGCAGCGGTTGCGAGCGCTTCCCGAGCGCGGTCAAGAGCACGGAATAGACGGCGCTCGTCTTATGGCTGCCGATCTCATCGCAGACGGCGACGTGCACATTGAGGCCGTCGAGCGACTTCGCGTCCGACGAGACGGGCACGAGCTTCGAGGCGCTGCGCATCTGGTAAATCGTCTTCTGCGCCGTCTCGACGCCGAAGCGCGCGCGCAGTGCGGGCGTGCGCCGAACCATTTCCTTCGCAGTGTCCCAAAGGATGCGCGCTTGCTCGCGGGTGACGGCGGCGGCGTATCCCTCCGCGCCGCCCTCGCCTTCGAGGAACGAGAGATAGATCGCGGTGGGCGCCATCATCGAAGTCTTGCCGTTGCCGCGCGGCACCCAAATCGAAGCTTGCCGGAAGCGCCGCCATCCCGTCTCGCGGCTCACGAAGCCGAAGATGTTCGCCATGATCCATTTTTGAAAGGGCATGAACCGGAGCGGCTTGCCGGCATCGGGTCCCTTGATGTTCGGCATGAGTTCCGCCGCGCGGATCGGCAGATGCGCCTTCTCGGCGTCGAAAACCCATCGTGAGCTTTGCTTCGAGGCGTCGCGGAGGTCGCGGAGGAAGCGAGAGCAGGCGAGCACGACATATTTCCCGGCCGGGATCGCGCCGGCCTTCACGCCTTCCGCGTAATCGATGCCCTCCACCACGAGAGCCGGCATGCGCGGGATGATGAGCGTTGGGGAGCGCGGCACCGCCGCCCGCCGTCAGCTTGGCGGCGAGCGGTAATCCGGGGCCGAGAAGCCTTCCCACGGGTCGCTAGGCGCTTCGGTTTTCGGGGTGCGCTTCGGTGCCGGGCCGGGCGCGACGGCGACAAGGCGCGGGCGCGAGGCGGGCGTGAAGCCCATCTCTGCGCCGAGCCGCGACATGACGAGCGCGGTATCACGGATGATCCGCACATACGGCGAGAGCACGAGCCCGCCCTCTGTGCCCTTCCGCACGAGCGGCAAGGCGCCTTCCTCGGCATCGAGCTTCGCTTGAGCGCGCACGGCGGCGGCGTGTTGCTCCACGCAAACACACCACGCGAACAGGGTCGCACCGTCGATAACCGCCAGCACACCCGGGGCGGAATGGCGCAGCACCCACGCCCACCTTGCGCGAACCGCCGGCGACGCGCCGTCCGGGCAAATCAGGTTCTCAAGCCGCGCTGGCGGCGGTTTTGGCTCGCTCGCGCGCTTGGCGTGGCGGCTCGGCTCGAAGGTGCCTTGCAGCACGTGCAACGCGGTGGGCTTGGGCTTGCGGCCTCGCGTGGGCATCGCGGCCGATCTCTACCGGGTCGCCGGCGGAGCGCCGGGGGAGAATCGCGGTTTTTCGCGGGCGACAAAAAAAGAG